TGACACGTCAGAGCCGGTAAATGAACTTGCACCCCGGCGGCGCGGTCGCAGGCCGCTGAATGAGGGAATAGCCAGCTATGACGACAGCCGGGGATCAAATTAACGGAGCCCTTCGCCTTCTAGGCGTCTTGGCCGAAGGCGAGACACCATCTGCGGCTACGTCGCAAGACGCGCTGTTTGCGCTCAATCAGATGATCGACTCTTGGGGCACGGAAAAACTTTCGACGTTCACAACGCAAGAGCAGGTGTTTTCGTGGTTGCCTGGCTTTGTCAGCCGTACCCTTGGCCCTTCCGGTGACTTCGTTGGCGACCGTCCCGTCCTCATGGATGACGCGACGTATTTCGTGGACGCCTCGACCGGCATCTCCTATGGCATCAAGCTGATCAACCAGCAGCAGTACGACGGCATCGCGGTCAAAAACGTAACCAGTACTTTTCCACAGGTAATGTGGATTAATACCAATTACCCCAACATTGACATGCACGTCTACCCGGTGCCCACCAAGGTACTGGAATGGCATTTTATATCGGCGGCGCAACTAACCCAGCCTGCCACCATCGCAACGCCGTTGTACTTCCCGCCGGGCTACCTGCGGGCGTTTAGGTACAATCTGGCCTGCGAACTGGCTCCTGAGTTTGGCGTAGAGCCGTCTGGTACGGTTAGTCGTATTGCGATGTATTCCAAACGCAATCTGAAGCGCATCAACAACCCCGACGACATCATGTCGATACCTTACGCCATCGTCAGCACTCGCCAGCGGTTCAACATCTTCGCCGGAAACTTCTGATGAAAAGTCCAATCCTTGGCTCCGCGTATGTGGCCCGCAGCGTCAACGCTGCGGACAACCAAATGATCAACATGTTTCCTGAGGTTGTGCCGGAAGCAGGAAAAGAACCCGCGTTCCTTCAACGCGCCCCAGGACTAAACTATCTGGCTTCGTTGGGCGCTGGCCCGGTGCGGGGGCTTTGGCAGTTTGGCAATTACGGTTACGCCGTGTCGGGTACTACGTTGTACAAGATCGACAGCAATTTCAACGCTGTGTCCAAAGGCACCGTGACCGGCACCGGCCAAGTGTCGATGGTGGACAATGGCACCCAACTGTTCATTGCGGCGGGCGCTACCGGCTACATCTACAACGCCGGTACGGACGTGTTCGCGCAGATCACGGACCCTGACTTTGCTGGTGCGGTGACGGTTGGGTTTATCGACGGGTATTTCGTCTACAACCAACCTAACAGCCAAAAGTTCTGGGTTACGTCGTTGTACGATGGCACGTCCGTCGATCCGCTGGACTTTGCCAGCGCCGAGGGCTCGCCCGACAATCTGGTGTCCTTGATCGTAGATCATCGCGAGATCTGGCTGTTTGGGCAGTCGTCTATCGAAGTCTGGTACGACGCGGGGTTGCCCGACTTCCCGCTGTCGCGCATCCAAGGCGCGTTTATCGAAATCGGTTGCGCTGCGCCGTTCTCTGTTGCCAAGCTCGACAACGGCGTGTTCTGGCTCAGTTCGGACGCTCGCGGGCGCGGTATGGTGTTTCGTTCCAACGGTTACGCTGGCGTCCGCATCTCGACGCACTCCGTCGAATGGCAGATCCAGCAATACGCCGATATTACGGACGCAGTGGCGTATACCTATCAGCAGGACGGCCATTCGTTCTATGTGCTAAATTTTCCCAGCGCCGACATCACTTGGGTATACGATGTAGCTACACAAGCGTGGCACCAGCGCGCTGGCTGGCTGAACAACCAATACACCCGACATCGCGGCAACTGCCAGATGGCGTTCAATGGTCAGATCGTTATCGGCGACTATCTGACCGGTGACATCTACTCCTACGATCTCAACGTCTACACCGAGGCGGGCGCAGTTCAAAAGTGGCTGCGTTCGTGGCGGGCGTTGCCCACCGGCACCAACAATCTGCGCCGCACGACGCAACACAGCCTGCAACTTGATTGCGAGGTAGGCGTGGGTTTGGACGGCGCAACGCCTGCAACTACAACCTATCTCAGCAGCATCTCGTCTGACGCCGCGTCCGCTGGCGCGATCAGCGGCGAATCGGAAGAAACCACAAACGAAATTATTGTGCAAGGTTCCGATCCGCAGGTCATGTTGCGCTGGTCAGATGACGGCGGGCATACTTGGTCCAACGAGCATTGGCGGTCGATGGGCAAACTTGGTGAGACCGGGCGGCGCGTTCTGTGGCGCAGACTTGGCATGACCTTAAAGCTCCGCGACCGCGTGTACGAGGTGTCAGGGACCGATCCGGTCAAGATTGCCATCATGGGCGCGGAACTGATCGTGAGCCCAACCAATGCCTGATAATATCACGCAGATACCGGCTCCGCGTGTTGCCATCTGGGACACAGTGACAAACTACGTCACGCGGGGTTGGTATCGGTACTTCTATAACCTTTACGCCATTCTTGGCAGCGGATCGCTTCGCAGCGGCGCGTTCTACGACACCACCACACAAACCGCCGCCGTTATCAATACGGCCTACGCCATCACGCTCAACAACACTAGTTTGACCCAAGGCGTTAGCATAGGAACGCCAACGTCGCGGGTTTATGTGGACCGCACGGGCTCCTACAACATCCAATTCTCGTTGCAACTGGTCAGCACCAACGCCGCGTCTAAAGACGTATATATCTGGGCGGACGTGAACGGAACGTCCGTACCTGAAAGCGCCACCAAAATTACCTTGTCTGGTTCCAGCAACGCCTATGTCGCGGCGTGGAACTTTGTCATCCGCATGAGCGCAGGTGACTATTTTCGGCTGATGTGGTCTACTTCCAATACAAACGTTCAAATAGCCCGCATAGCGGCGTCTGCTCCCGTACCGGCCATCCCATCGGTCATCTTGACCGTAGCTGCAAATATAGGTGAATAATGGCTGTTCTTACCCCCTCCCCCAAGACAGCTTTTGTTGACGCAGCGGGCGAGCCGCTCGTTGGCGGGCAGCTCTACACCTATATCGCCGGTACGACCACGTTGCAGGCGACCTACACGGATTCGACCGCGACGACCGCCAACACCAACCCGATCATCTTGGACTCTCGCGGCGAGGCCAATGTCTGGCTGGGCGGCGCGATTTACAAGTTCGTGCTGAAAGACGCTGACGGCGCGCTAATTTGGACGGTGGATAACATCTCGGCTCCCACGGCTGCGGTGTCGCCCGTGTTGTCCGGCAACGTCACCATCGACTCCAACACATCCTCCCCGGCGCTCAAGATCACCCAGACAGGCACCGGCCCCGTTCTCAGGGTGCAGGACTCCGCTGATCCTGACGTGACGCCGTTTATCGTTGACAACTCCGGCAACGTCGGTATCGGCACGGCTACGCCTGTGTCCGCGTTGGAAATTGCCAGTCCAGGCGTTTTTACCGGCGCGTGGGCGTACCTGCCTACTGGCACAGTGATGATGTTTGTGCAGACCTCCGCGCCTACCGGCTGGACCAAATCCACCACGCATAACAACAAGGCGTTGCGCGTGGTGTCTGGCACCGCCAGCAGCGGCGGTTCGGTAGCATTTACAACCGCGTTTGCGTCACAAGCTGTATCGGGCACGGTTGGCGATACGACGCTCACGACGGCGCAAATTCCAAGTCACACCCACATAAGCTCTACCAGTGCCACTGGATCTTTTGCTGGCGGTGCGGGCACTGCCTACGGCGCAACCAATTACCCCGGCACATTAAACGGCACCACATCTTCCACTGGTGGCGACGGATCGCACACCCACACGTTTACAGGCACTGCAATTAATCTTGCGGTGCAGTACGTTGACGTTATCATCGCGACCAAGGACTGACGATGCAACTCAAGAACGGATCTTTTTGCCCATTGATCAAGAAGGAGTGCGTCCAGCTCCAATGCGCTTGGTTCACGCAGTTGCGCGGGACGCACCCGCAGACCGGCGCGGAGATTGACGAGTGGATGTGCGCCATCTCGGCCATGCCCATGCTCCAGATCGAGGTCGCTAAGGAGGCGCGGCAGGGCGCTGCGGCGACCGAGAGCTTCCGAAACGAGATGGTGCGGGCGCAGGCCGAGGTGTTGCCGTCCTTCGTCAAGCAACTGTCGTAGGGGGCGCGGGTGTCGCACAAGCAGACGATCTCGGATTACCTTGCAACCGTTTTGGAGTTGCCTCCGCACGCCCGCGTTTGGCTTTTGGACCTGTGGGACGCCATCCAAGTGTTTGATGACGTGGTGGACGGCGATCCGGTGACGGGCGACGATATGCGCCGCGCGATCTGGTCTTGTCTGGTGCAGATGCCGTCCAATCCATTCTTTGCCGTCAACTCGGCCAGCTTGCTGCCTGTGATGGCGACGGCGTTTCTGAAGTGGGCGGCGTCGGACGAGGCGGAACGTGCCGGTAAGGCGGACGCCAAATCGTTTATGTGGCGGGCGTCCTACTATGATGTTGTTCTGGCCGTGGTCATGCTATGTCATGGATACGACGCGGCCCTAGCCAAGTCGGGTGCAGTTATGGCATTGTACGGTGAGAAATACACAGACTATTGCGCGGAGTTCTCCCATGCCTGATCCAATTTCCGCTATTGTAGGGTCTAGCGTTCTTGGCGCTGGCGCAAGTCTGTTTGGAGCCAGCAGCGCAGCGGACGCCCAACGTGAAGCTGCTGCACAGAGCGCCGCCGCCCAGCGTGAGGCTGCGGACAAGAGCATCGCCGCCCAGCGTGAAATGTTTGACATCGGTCGGGCGGATCTTGCGCCGTACCGTCAGGGCGGCACAACCGCCCAGAACCAGCTTATGACGCTGCTGGGCATCGGCGGCGATCAGACCGCGCCGGGGTATGGCAAGTATGCCCGCGACTTCGGCATGTCGGACTTCACGACCGACCCAGGCTACCAGTTCCGTCTTGAGCAAGGTATGCGAGCGTTGAACGCCAGCGCCGCCGCCAAGGGCATGGGCATGTCAGGCGCGAACATTAAGGGAGCTACCGAGTACGGCCAGAACCTTGGATCGCAAGAATATCAGAACGCCTTTAACCGTTATCAGACCAATCGGACGGCGCAGCTTGCGCCGTTGCAGAGCCTGTACGCAGGCGGTCAGGCAGCAGCGGCTGGGTCTGCGGCGCAAGCTGGGGTGTTGGGGTCAAACTTGGGCAACACCTACACTAATCTAGGTCAGGGTTTGGGGCAGGCTGCGGTCGCGGGCGGCAACGCGCAGGCGTCGGGCTATCTGAACCAAGCAAATGCGGTGACGAACGCGCTCAATCAGGGTATGAGTTCGTACATGATGAGCAACTATCTTGGTGGTATAGGTGGTGGTTTGGGCGGCGCGCGAGGCAAGCTCGGTTAACCGTAAAGGGACACAACGATGGTTGACTATAACGCCGCGCTTCCGCAACTCGCGCAG